TGCATTGACTATTCAAAACGATAGCATGAATGATGGAGATTTTTATCAATTTCTTTATGATTTCTACACTGCTCTTGGTGCTTATACAAAAGCTGGAGGCGCTTGGTATGTTTGGCATGCAGATAGTGAAGGTGCTAATTTTAGAAAGGCAATGGCAGATGCAGGAATCATGGTCAAGCAATGTTTGATTTGGGTTAAGCAAAGCATGGTTATGGGAAGGCAAGATTACCAATGGAAGCACGAGCCTTGCTTATATGGCTGGAAGGAAGGAGCTGCCCATAAGTGGTATTCAGACCGCAAACAAACTACTGTATTGGAATTTAATAGACCAAGTAGAAATGCAGAGCATCCAACCATGAAACCAGTTGAATTAATTTCTTATCAAATTCAAAATAGTTCTAAAATTGGAGATTTAGTATCTGATGGATTTTTAGGTTCAGGAACTACAATGGTAGCAGCGCACCAACTCAAGCGCAAATGCTATGGCATGGAACTAGACCCAAAGTATTGCCAAGTCATTGTCGATAGGATGCGTAAATTAGACCCAGCTTTAGTCATCAAAAAAAACGGAGTAACTTTGTAATATGGCACGACCAAAATCACCAATTGATTGGATAGAAATGGGACGACTCGTCCAAGCTGGATGTACAGGAGTCCAATGCGCTGCATATTTAGGCATTGACGAGGAGACATTTTACAACCGATGCAAGGATGACCTCGCAATGGGTTTTACCGAGTTTTTGCGGCAAAATAGGAGCAAGGGAGATGCGTTGTTACTTGCCAAGCAATACGAAGCAGCTTTAAAGGATAAAGACCGTGGAATGCTTATTTGGCTAGGCAAACAAAGACTTGGGCAAAGAGATAAGTTTGACCACGACCATACAACCAAAGGCGACAAGATAACGCCACCAATAGAGTGGATTCAATCCGAATAATAGACAAATACAAGCCTTTATTTTTAGAGGTTCCTAAAACACGTTATTACCTCATAACTGGCGGTCGAGGTAGCGGCAAATCGTGGACATTGTCAATGTTTCTGTTAAACCTTACTTACCAAGAAGGTCACGTGATTTTATTTACTAGATGGACGCTAACCTCTGCGTTTATTTCAATTATCCCTGAATTTATCGATAAAATTGAGTTGATGAATAAATCGGATGACTTTGAAATAACGCAGTCCGAAATCATAAACAAGGCGACAGGCTCAAAGATTCTATTCAGAGGCATAAAGACTAGTCAAGGGACTGCAACGGCTAATCTAAAGTCAATTGCTGGAGTTACAACCTTTATTCTTGACGAATCCGAGGAGTTAATGGATGAGGATGTTTTTGACCGCATAGACCTATCTATACGTGCCGTAAACAAGCCAAACAGAGTTATTTTGGTAATGAATCCTAGTTACAAATCTCATTGGATTTATAACAGATTTGTAAAGCATACTCGCAATGATACAAGCTACATTCATACCACGTACTTAGACAACGAGCAGAATTTAAGTAAATCGTTTGTTGACCAAGCTAAACGAGTTGAGCAAGAAAACCTCCACCGTTATGAGCATTTATTTTTAGGCAAATGGCTAGAAGATGCAGAGGGATTGCTTTGGAATCGACCAATTATTGATAGAGCAAGAATAACGGCAAAGCCTGAATTGTCTCGTATTGTAATTGCTATTGACCCAGCAACTACCGCATCAATGGCAAGCGATGAGACTGGTATAATTGTTTGCGGCAAAGATGCCAACGGCAAAGGATATGTACTCGAAGACCTTAGCGGTAAATATTCACCAACGGAATGGGCAACAGTTGCATTGCAAGCATTTAAAAATTGGAATGCGGATTGCGTAGTTGCAGAGAAAAACCAAGGTGGCGACATGGTTGAAAATGTTTTGAGGTCGCAAAATGCGACTGCAAGAATAAAACTTGTAACGGCTACCAAAGGAAAGTTTGTAAGGGCGGAGCCTATTTATTCACTTTATGAGCAGCACAAAATTTTTCACGTTGGAAGTTTTCCATTGCTAGAAAATCAAATGATTAGCTTTGAACCTGACAAAGGAAAATCGCCTGACCGAGTGGACGCAATGGTTTGGGGATTTACAGAATTAATGCTTTCAAGCCAAGATTTTTGGCACGTTTAGGATATGGCATCATTTTTTTATTTTATTACCCTATTTTTACAAAAAAAGCAAACGGAATGAATTACATAGATAGAATTAAAGCCGCACTGGGTTTTAACCAAAAAGATTCTACTTACCTAAATGCAGTTTTTCCTTATTTGGGCAACAACGTCATTTGGACCGCACCAACCACGCAAAACTTTATTGAGAAAGGTCTTTATCTAAACTCTGACCTTTATGCCATTATAAACCTAATCATCAACAAAGTAAGTGCTGCTCCAATTGTAGTATACGAGGTAAAAGACCAAAAGGCTTTGAAGTACTACAAATCAATGAGCCGAAACTTTGACAACTCAGGAGCAAAATTCCAAGCCGAAAGACTTAAAACAAAAGCGTTGGAGGAGGTACACATTCCCGAACTTGAAAAGCTATTTAAAAAGCCAAACGAGTTTCAGACTTGGGACAACCTTTTAAAAGAAATTGCCGCATTCCGTTTAATAACTGGCAACGCATACATCTACGGCGCTAGACGTGGGGAACAACCTAATGCTCCAATCATTGGCTTATATTCTTTGCCTGCGCAGTATATGGAAATTATAAGCGGAGGTTTAAACCAGCCAATTAAAGAATACCGATTGACTTACAACGGATACGATAGCATTGACGCTGCGAACGTTGGTCATATAAAAAACATAAATCTAAGCTACCAAGCTGGAACTGCTAACCATCTTTACGGCGCATCTCCTTTGCGTTCGGCAGTTCGTGACCTTACTACCTCAAACGATGGCAAACAAGCGCTTTTGTCTATGCTTCAAAACATGGGTGCGAGAGGTATCCTTACTGGAGACGGAACGGTTAACATTACAAGAGAGCAAGCGCAAGGACTAAAGGAGGATTACGCACACAACTACCAAGGAGCAACCAAAGCTGGCGACGTTATCATTACTCCAGCCAAGTTAAGCTGGGTTCAAATGGGGATGAATGCGGTGGATATGTCAATTCTTGATACTCAGAAAGTAATTTTGCGCTCATTGTGCCGAGTTTATGGCGTGGATGCTAAGTTGCTTGGTGATACCGAGGCAAGCACCTTTAACAATACAGAAACCGCTTATAAGGCGCTAATTAATAACGTAGTAAGACCTTTGCACATTGAAATCAGAGACGTGCTTAACAACTGGCTTTTGGCTTCTTATGGTAAGAAAAATCTATTCCTAGATTTCGATTACATGGCTTATCCTGAAATGCAAGACGACATGGATAAGCTTGTTGGTCAATTGTCTCAAGCTTGGTGGTTAACTCCAAACGAAAAGCGTGCGGCAATGAATTACGGCGAATACGAAAACGCACTAATGGAGCAGCCATTTATTCCGCAAGGCTTAATGACTTTGGCGGAATTTTCTGCACAACCAGTTGACGACCTAGAAAATTTGGGAGACTATGCCCAAACCAACTAAAAAAGACCTAGCGCTTGCAAAGCAATTGGATGCATTGCAGAGACGTTATGAGGTTCGATACGAGAAGCAAATCTATACGGCTTTAAAAAAGCAAATGCAGCCATATTTGGATGCTATTAAACAGGCGGACGGAAATATTAACCGCTTTGATTTAATAACTCCAGCGCCTTTGGCTGACGTATTGGAAAACCTTTTTGTTGTTGCTGGGACTGCATACGCCGAGGCAATGTATAACGCAATCCAGCCACCAAGTAAAGCAACCAAAGAAGCTTTAAGGGCAGGGTGGCGAGACTTTATGCGTTTGTTTGCAGTTAGAAACTTGCCGCAAACCTTAATACAAATCAACGAAACCAGCCAAAAGATAATCCGAAACATTGTATTGGGTGGATTAAATGAAGGTCTTGGCACGATTGAGATTGCTAGAAATATTCAAGAGTCGGTAACGGTTATATTTAGAAACCGAGCCAAGCTAATTGCACGAACAGAAATGGCGATAGCTACCAACAACGCAGCGATGCAGTCGGCAGCGACATCAGATTTTATGTACGAAAAGAAATGGATTCCAGCGACTGACAACAGAACAAGACCTGACCACGCTGCGATGCTTAACAAGCCTTGGATTCCATTCGACCAAAACTTTATTGTAGGCGGTGACGAAATGAGACAACCAGCCGACGGAACGCAAGGCGCTGGCGCTGACCAAATATGTAATTGCAGATGCAAGGTTGTGTTTAGAATAATGCGAGACGTTGACGGATTACCTATGCGAAAATGATTGCTCACGTTATTAACCTTGACCACCGCAAAGACAAATGGCGTGCGTCAATGCAAGAATTATCACCGCATTTTAACCTTGAAAGAGTAAGCGCAATTCAGCACGAATGGGGATGGGTTGGATTGTGGCAAACTTTTAAGCAGATATTTCAAGAATGCAAAAGCGACGTTTTAATATTTGAGGACGACGCTACTTACCGAGGTTGGGCGACTAATTTAGAGGAGTCAATTAAAGACCTGCCAGCTGACTGGGATATGTTAATGCTTGGCGCCAATATAAAAGATTTAAGGCTTGACAGAATAAGCAAGAGATTAGTTCGCACTTATGGCTCTTGGACAACGCATGGAATACTTTATTCTTATAGATTTGCAAAGGAAATGGCAGAACTAGATTTGGACATACCAATTGACGAATATTTTAGGACAAAAGTCCATCCAAAAGGCAACTCCTATATTTGCGTGCCATTCCTATCTTTTCAGCGACCAAGTGAAAGCGACATTGAGGGAGGTTATAAAAATTATACAAGTCTATTCGAGGAAAGCGAAGCAAGAGCATTGCATTTTGTCAATCAATAAATTTATTGGTTTGCATTTTTTTTTAACCCTTTTATTTTTACAAAAAAAGCGACAATGATTTACAAGAATATAAGCCAAGGAATAATCGAAGATATTGACGAGGTAAAAGGAATCGTTACTGGTTACTTTTCTGCGTTTAACAACATTGATTCAGACGGCGACGTTATTGTTTCAGGCTCTTATAAGAAAACAATTGCTGAGAATGGACCGCAGGGACGCAATAGAATTATGCACCTACTCCAGCACAATCCCTTGATGCCATTGGCTAAACCTATGGAGTTAATGGAGGACGCTAAAGGCTTGCGTTTTACATCTAAGATTACCGAAACAAGCTACGGCAAAGACGTAATAAAGCTTTATGCCGAGGGCGTATTTAACGAGCATTCTGTTGGCTTTGAAATTATTAAAGCAGACAACAAGGCTGGTTACCGAGAAATCAGAGAGATTAAACTTTGGGAAGGTTCAACAGTTACTTGGGGAGCCAATCCAAATACACCAATCGAGTCAATGAAAAGCTGGGATAAGCCAAAAAGCGAGGAGATGATTGCTAAGTTTTGCAACATTTTACGCAATGGTGACCTTACCGACGAGTCAATGATTCAACTTGAAATAGGATTAAAACAAATTGAAAATCACCTAAAGGCATTGGAGTCAGTCCAAATTGTAGAATCCGAGGAAACTCAATTCAAAAGCGAAGAGGACCCGACAATTGCAATGGCTTTGGAATTTGAATATTATCAGAAACTTAAAAAATTTATTTAAAACACAATGGACGCAATTAAATCACAATTGGATTCAGTACTTGCGAAATTGGAGTCAAACGAAGCTTTGATTTCAGACGTAAAGTCAATGAAAGAAGCTGGTGAGGAGTTCAGAAAGTCACTTTCTGCCGAAACCGCTAAGTTAAACGAGAAAGCTGATGCTCTTCAGGCTCAGTTGGACGGAGTAGATGCAAGAACTCAGGCTGGCTTTGCTGGTTCTAAGAAAGCTGCGTCTTTCTCTTCTGAGTTGGAAAAAGCTTTTGCTGGCGATTCTTTCGCTAACTACAAGAGCGGAAACTCCAACAAAGTAAAGATGGAGTTGGACATGAAAGGTGCCGACATGACAGTTGGAAACGCTTATACTGGC